CCACCGGCATAGCCCATCAGCGTTGCAAGGCCAGCCTTTACGAGCTTTTCGCCAAGGTCTGAGGCGTTCGGGTCTTCCACCTGGAACCGCTGCTGTACCTCGCCTGTCGGGCTGTAGGTCGTCGCCATCTTGCCCTGATACCAAGGGCTGTTTTCTGCGGCTGTGATGCTTTGCAGTTGGTACGGGTCGCCGCCGCCTGTTTCGCGCGAAATCGGCCCACCGCTGTACTGCGGCGTGTACTGCATACCGTCAATGACGGTCGGTGAGCCCATGCCGTTGCCCCAGAATTCGGGGTTTTGACTGGCGAGAATCTGGTCTAGCTGTTCTTTGGTGAGCATGATTTACCCTAAAAAGACCCAAGCGTTGTTTGCTTCGTTGCGGCGATACGTCCCGGCTCCTGAGCCGGGGTTCCAGTCGGTGCCGTCTGCGTATACAACCTCGCCCGCCTGAACTCGCGTCGGGGGTGCGTGCAAAATTTGCAGGCGCAGTGAAGGCTGTGCGCCGTCCATCGCTTGCTTGATGCGCAGCAATTCCTGTTGCAGCCATTGCGGTAGCTCCGCCGCGTTGCCGGGCGGTGTAGACGGGCTGTAAGCCATCAGTACTGACCGTTGGGTTGAATGTCCAGCGCCATAGAGCGAATGCGCCAGAATTGGCCGCCGCTGCTGCCGATACGTAGTGCCAGATAAGGACCGCTGGCGAAGTCGTAAATCTTGCGGCTGGTGCCCTGCGTCCAGATGCGCGATTGCTTCCACGTTGCCGGGTCGTCGGCCAAGACGTGCGAGCCGTACTGAAACGTCAGCATCGTCCCGTTCTGCGCGTCAATCGTGGGCTGTACTTCGCGCAGTGTCTTAAACGTCGATGGGTCGTCAAACGCCATCCCAACACGCTCCAGACGTGTCGCAATCGCTGTGCCGAAGTCCGTCTCGCCTTGGTCTACGAGGCCGATTCTTTGGTCAACCGTGGAGACGGCCATACGAGACTGATTCTCGGAGTAATTACCCTCTACCCATGCCTCGGTCTGTTCCGCCCATGAAAGGGTCTGCTTATTCCAAGTCTGTGTAGAAGTGCTCGGAGGGACAAGCCCAGAAGCCGCAAAGGTCACATCCGGCAGCTTGCGGATGCCCCATTGGTTTGACTCCCAGTTCCATGTGTAAGCGTCGGTGCAAGCCTCTTTGCCCACAGACGGGAGACAAACCCACACCTCTTTGTAATACTCGTTGACAGCAAGAAAACACCGCTTCCAGTTCTCGGTGTTCATCAGGTTAAAGATGGCCCTACGGACTCTGCCGTCACCAATCGAGACTTCCTGTACGCCGTTGTGAATAATCACGTCGCCCGAGGTCAGGACGACTACACCTTTAGGAGTGGCCACACCGCAGCCACGGAACAGCATTCCAGAACCTGGTACGCGGTTGAACTGAAATACCTCGTTCGAGCCAGGCAGGAAGCGCATCAGCCAAACCGCATCCTCTTTGAACACGAACAGCGAGTCATTCCACGCCACGGCGTCTACTTGCTCACCATCACTGACTAGACCGGGATTGTCGCCAGCAAGGTTCGTATCCGATGCCGTCCAAGCGCTCGGGAGATTTCCCGCCGTGGCTTGTGACGACCATTGAATCAGGTGCGGGTATTCCGTCCCGCCGATGGTCATGCCGCCACACACGATGAACGCACCAAACGGGCGCATCCAGCGGGCTTTAGTGCCAGCCACCCAGCCGGGCAAAGTGACAAGGTTGTTTGCGACGTTGCCATCCCAATACACAGGGTCGTTCACGCCGTTGTTCAGGATGGGGGTTCCTTGGAAGCTACCACCAGTCCAACGGTCGTCAACCGTGCCTGTCGGGGCGGTTCCTGTAATGTCCGTCCGTGTCGTGCCATCGTCCACAAACACGCTCGTAAGCCCGGCATGAAGGCAATATCGCGTCCCGTTGATCGAAAACAGGTCGAGGTAATACGGTACAACTGACGGCTGCGTAAACGTGGCTTGAATGCCGTGAAAGCGCTCCATGAATCCAGCACGCGGGCGCATGTTGTACCCGCCCGACCAGACGCCCACGGCCAATTCTTCGGCCATCGTGTCTTGATTGAAGCCCTGCCCGCAGTCGGGAATCTTGACTTTCATATCACCCGCGAATGGTCAGTTGACCAGCGCCACCGGCACCACCAGCGCCAGAGGCAAAGCCATTCAAGGAAGACCCTCCCCCGCCACCACCGCCACCCGGAGCGCCGCCCGCGCCACCAGCGCCACCCGGAGCGCCAGAGGCGGAACCACCACCACCACCACCAGAACCGCCAAATCCATTTACTCCAGCGGCCCCAGCAGTTCCAGCAGTTGGGGTTGTTGCGTTGGATGTGCCAGCGGCACCGCCGCCACCAGCACTACCTGATCGAGATCGGCCACCAGCAGAGGGGGATTCCAACGTAGGCCCGGCAGATATTCCACCACCACCACCGCCGCCGCCTGCGCCCTCAAAAGAACTTCCCCCGGTGCCGGTTCCCGATGAGTTTCCAGAACCACCACCACCTCCACCACCGCCTTTAAAGGCAGTCACCCCGCTAGTTTGACTGGCACCACCAGCCCCGCCGCCGAAGCCTTCTGGGCCGCCATCTCCGGCAGCGCCAGAGCCCGGTTTGCCCCCGGTCGTTCCAGAAGCAGCGCCAGCGCAACCACCTCCCCCGCCGCCTGCCCCGCCAGTAGCCGCAGAAAGACCGCCAGCGCCACCAGCAGCCCCGTATGCCGTGAACACGCTTCCCAGCGTTGTATTGCCACCAGCAGTACCGACATTACCGGCTGTTGAATCCGCAGTAACGGCAGCGCCACCGGCACCACCAGCGCCAATAGTTACCGCGTAGGTTGTGCCAGCAGTAAGGCCGCTGACCTTTTGTGCGCTTCTAGCCGCGCCACCACCACCGCCGCCGCCAGCAGGCGTAGAACCCGCCGCGTATCTAGCGCCGGAACCGCCGCCTGCCCCGCCGCCAAAGCCGTCGCAATCTATCGAACCGTCATAGCCTGGCGGCATGATAAAACTGCCGCTTGCAGAAAAAGTCCTGACAAATGGCGATAAAACATTTGAAACAAGAGACGTGCCATTGCTGTAAATGACCCTCATTTCACCGGGATACATCACAAACGAGGTCAGGCCGTCGATTGTTTCCGCGCCGTCAGGGTCTAGCGTAATGTCGCCCGTGCCACTGTTTTTCAGGAACACGCGCCAGCCACTGCCTAGAGTTGCAGCAGCCGCGAAGGTTTGCGAGAACGTCCCAGACGTGTACTCAATCAGGTTGTCATTGTTCGCCAGTGACAGGATGGTGTTAGACGTGCGTGCGGCATAGCCGGAGTACGACCAGCCAACAGACGTGCCATCCGTGCGGAGAGTCTTGCCAGCGTTGCCGGATTGCGTCGGGACGGTGGAAGACAGCGAGGCATTGAGGATCGCTGTCGCTACAAATGCGGTCGAGGCTACTTTGGTGCTGCTGTCTGTTTGTGCTTGAGTGACGCCAACGGTAGACAGGTCAGTGTGCGTAGCCGTGACCGGGCCGGAGACATTCGGGAAAGCCTGCTGCACGACAGTTTTGACAAGTCGAATCTGCGCCGCGCCTTCGCTTTCAAGGTCTTCATTTCTCGGCAGATCGGGGTTTAGTTGCGATGGGTAGTTTGCGGTTTCGACGGTCATGCTGGCCTCACCTGCAACGTCGCCCCGGCGTATTTGCGGGCCTCGTTGTTTTCGTTGATTCGATCAATTGCACCGCTGAAAAGCGATGAATACTTAGCAGCCCCGGCGTCGTCCATCTGGTAAATGCAAGCCTGAACCAAAGAGCCATACAGGTAGGCGTCTGGAAAGCTCGCCAGAATCGCATTGCTTGCGTTGCTGCCGGACAAGGGCACAAACTTGGCGTAGTACGTCATGATGACGCTGCCTGTTTCAGTGTTTGACGTGCGTATCGTGCTGCCGCTGATGGTATAAAAGTACGTGTCGCCCTCACCCCATGAGCGCATTGCGTCGAACTGCTCGGGCGTGATGTACTGCAACGGCTGCGCCAGGCTGTCGTTCCAATAGACGGAGCGCATACCCACAAAGCCGGTCGGAAGCGTGCCCACTCCAGAGGTAATCGTCACCGTGGCCGTGGACTCAAACTCGACCAACTTGCACCGCACCTGCAACGTGGCTTCACACAGCGCAATGAAGTCTGGGATTTCAGCCGTCAGGTTGTCACGGTGCAGCCAATTCGCAATTTCAGTTTGCAAATTGGTGTAGGTAGTGATTGCCACTTACGACCCCGAGCCGAACGTGAATTCCAGCGTGCCGGTGCCGCTGTCAGTAATCACGGAGATGTGCGTGTCGGCAGCGTTGATGCCGAATATCTCGCCAGCGTTCCCGGCAACCTGCAGCGGGTCGGTCAGCGTTACGGCGTCCACGGTGGACTTGCCAGAACGCCAGCGCACGTCAGATGTGCCGGTTGTATGGACGACTCGCACATGAGTAGCAGGCTGGGCAATCGCAGGGATGGCGACACGCGCCGCCGTGGTCGTCGCCGAGCACTGGATGGTAGAGCCAAAGATCGGGCGGAATGGGGTGTTGGGGTTGCGCATGGCAGTCCTTAGATGCGCCCAGGCCACACGCGGAAATGCGCGTTAGCGGGGTCGTTGACGATGCGGCGCATGTGTTCCTTGTTGGACATGCACTCGTGATAGGTGATGTTGTGGTCGTTGCAATACTTCTCGACCATCACAAGCGGAATGGTCGCGGCCAGCCTCATGTCCTTTGACCCGTGCAGCCCTTCGTTGTGCATCGCTTTCGCGCG